ATGAACGGACAAACAAAAATCCAGCTCATGCTTGAACTGAAAAACAAGGTTCGCATGGGGCTAAACCAAGCAAAGAAAGACACTTTCAATAGCGTCAATACTATGCAGGCAAAGATGAACTCATTGAAGTTCAACTTTGCTAAGAACAGTAAAGAAATAGCTGCCGAAGTCCCTATGATTGGCAGTGCTCTAAAACTTATTTCTAACCCTCTTACATTCACTGCCGCAGGTATACTTGCTATAGGTAAAGGGATAGACTATACCACAAAGAAAGCCGCAGATTTCAATACTGAATTTCGTGCTTTGTCCAATCTAAACCTTGACAAAAGCAAAAAAGAAATATCTTCTTTACAACGTATGGTCTTGGGAACAGCCTTCGATAAAGGTTTTAGTACCACACAAACCGTTGCTGGCTACTTTGATGTACAAAGTACCACAGGTAAGTTTGGCAGTGAAGTAAGGCGCATAGTTGAAAAGCAAGGTGAATTCGCTAATCTTATGCAGGCAAATTTCAACGATTACATTGCTGGAACTGCCAAGGGTATGGCAAACTTTGGCTTTGGTGCAGACAAACTGGATGAGTTTAACCGTTCCGCATACGCAACTGTCAAAGTCGGTGTAACCACCTTCGATCAGCTTGCAAAGGTACAATCTGTTTATGCTGGTGCTGCTGCCTCCAATAACCAAACCTTTGATACAGCTAATAAACTACTTGCTTTGTTTACTATCAAAACTAAATCTGTTGATGAAGCTGCTACATTGACTAAATCTATGTTCAATGACTTAACTAAAGACACTACGATAAAAGCCTTTAAGAAGGTAGGTCTCAGCATATACGACAATAATGGCAAAATAAAACAGGCCGATACACTTATGCTTGAACTGAATAAAAAGTTCGCTGGTCTTGACAAAGATAAAAAGGTGGTAACCCTCAAGAATCAATTTTCCGGTTCCGAAGGACTTATTGCTATGATACAAGCAGCTACAGACAAGAGCGGCCAACTGCAAAGCACATTCAATAGCTTCAGTGATACGAAGTTAGACATGGATAAAACTATGGAATTGGCTAAAAATGATCTGAACTATAAAAATGAAATTCTGCGCAATAAATTAAATGCAATGGAAATAGAAATAGGAATCTCTTTACTTCCTTTAAAAACAAAGATTGCTGAACTAAAACTTGCAGCTATTGACCTTGTAAACACTTTAACATTAGGCAGTAATGGTGATAGAAATAAGGGTTTCACTTATGCAAACGACAAATATGCTGGACTCTTGCAAAATGCTCCAGCTATGAACGAAAAAGAATTTCAAACAAATCTTGCGGAGATTCTTTTAGATATAAAACAGACGGAAAGAGCTTGGAAGAATAGCGATGACTGGCTCGGAAAACAAACAAAAGCAATAACGACTGCTTATTTAACAAAAAAAGAAGGCTTATTTGGATGGAATAAAGTAGAAGCCTATTTGGACTTTCTTAAATTACCTTCGGGCGACACCTATGCAGGGATGCTCACTCAGTTGACAGGAATAAAGGACGAATTTATAAAAACGTGGAAGATCGCCTACAAAAACAAGCCTTCTCTAACCACTCCAATCACCCCAAAAGGCGATAAAACCGACCCCAACAACCCCGTCACCCCTCCCGTCAGTGATGGTGTCGGTACCGTCGTCGGCTCTGCCCGCCAAATCCGTAACCTCACAGTTAACATCGAAGCCTTTAACAAAGGTGGCATCAATACCGCAAACACAACCCTCCAACACATGGAACCTAATCAGATTGAAGAATGGTTTATCGACATGTGTATGCGCGTCGTGCGTAGCATTGAAACCACCTATTAATAACATATTAAACCACGTTTAAACACTATGCAACCCGATTTTAAACACCTCATCCGTATCTGCGATAACATCAACCGCACCATCACACGCATCCCCCATAAGGCCGCAGTTCTTGCCGTCAACTTCTCCAAGGAACGTTTCATCAAAAAGAACTGGCTTGATGATCGTGAGTATCCGTGGCTTAAAACAAAAAAGCGAAAAGGCTCGACCCTAATAAAAAGCGGACGCCTCAAAAGAAGTATCCGCCAAGTTCATGTTGGCGCAGACTACGCCATTATCGGAACCGATGTCCCCTATGCCCGTGCTCATAATGACGGCCTAACTATCGAAAGCACCGAGACAGTACGTGCCCACGACCGAAAAAGCCATAAGCGCAAAGCCTATACCCGTTCTGGTAAACGAATCAAAGCAGGAACTGTCCGTGCTCATGGCGTTAAATCCCATACCCGAAAATTCAAACGCTCCTTTGCGCAACGTCAGTTTATAGGGCAATCTAAATATCTTTCTGACAAAATTGCAGAAATGATACAAACTGAGCTAAATAGAGCTATACAACTATAACTTCTCTATTTCTATAATATTCAAAGGAACTTGTATATAAGAAGTGCTGGAATTAACTCCCCACAGAATACTGAATCCATTGTCACCCACAGTAATCGTTTGTTCTAACCAAACGGTAAGGTTATCCTTAGGAGTAAAACCATCCGGTGTCGTAAACACCGTTTCAATTCCATCTACAGATAGCTTCCATGTCGATTTTGAAACGTTTACAGAAGAGGATATTGTTGAACAGAGTATTCTAACTTTATAATTTCCGGGAGCGATTCCTTCTATTTTGTTTTCTCTATATTTTGCAGACCCCGAAGCGGTACATACATTGCGTTCTAATATTTCGTCCGGATAGATACCTGAATTATCACCTGTTGATGCACCTTTTGTAGAATCTTGCATATAAGATGCTCCCTCGCCATCAATCTTTATCAAAGTACCCACAGATTCGCCCATTACTGTAAATAAAGGACAAGAAATATCTTTCGTTGTCGTGGCTATTTTTGTTAAGTGGTTTATATCATCATAAATGCCCGTTTTATTACCTAATTGATAACCAGACCAACCTGTTGATATTACTATCTTATCACTCAAATCCGGTACATTGATAGAGTCACTCTGAACCTCAGAAACTTCATTTTCTGCATTTTTAATCTGTGCGTATAACGTCTTATTTCCCGATGAAGAAAATGTGTACGTTATATCTTCTGTCCACTCTAACCATGCAACAGAACTTAAATCCTCACTATCTCCTAATCTGTAATGTGTCGGCGTACCAATATAATCAAACGAAACCTTTACTCCATTCGCAATAGCTGTCGATAAAGCAAGCGTAATTCCTCTTAACCGTATTCCACTATCTGCTACGCTTGCATCAATATATTTCCCCATAAATGCCCCAATAGGATACACAGAATTATACCAGTTTAAATATCCCCTATAATCGAAACTAAAGCCAGTACCTAATCCGGCACTTATCAAGGAACTATCAAAAGCGACTCTGTAATCACCACTAATATAATCCGCTATTTTCAAATCAATGGATTTTTGGTACAAGCCTGAATAAAGAAAGACTTCGTTGTTCACTGCCTGAGACTCCCATACGGATAGTGTTTCCGGTGTCATGTTAGAAAACAAAGTACCGTTATTAGCTATAATATTGTCATACATGTGCACACCTCTTATCTGTACGGTGTTACGTCCGTTAGCTGTCATTCCAGGCGTAGAAATTACATTGTTATGAAATACAATCTGAATATCATTATTAATGACTCCACTACCTTCCCCAGCCCCCGTTGGATTTTGTTCGGGTGTATCGTAGCTGAAAAGATACTGAACCCCATTACCATATTTTGATTGTACCACATTATTAAATATCTCAATATTACCGATTGGACCTACTTGCATGTTCGGTCCATGACTATTCAACAGGAAATTATTGTAGCATTTACCCGAAAAACTCTGGATGGACAGTCCGGAAGTCTGCGAAGACTCCTCTTTATACGCACACCCGATCAGAGTATTATAACACACTTCCCCAATTGCATTAGAAATCTGCACACCATCATATCCAGTCCGTTCGAATCGGTTACGATAGAACCGGAAATTGGTCTGGTAATGTGCCTTTTTCATATACGCCTGCCCCTTCGTGTAGGTCACACTATCACTCTTTAAGTTCTCAAAGGTAACCGTATCTCCAGTATAGGTAACCTTTTCTTGTCCGGCAGTATAATAGCCCAAATAGCATCCTTCACTATCAGTGTCATGAATATACAGGTGATGCAACCGGAAATTCTTTTGGTCGAAATTTCCATTCCACCACCACGGATTTGTCCCGTCCGGGTCAGTCTTAGCCATAATTGCCGTAAAACTACTACCTGTAATATCAAGCCCGAACAACTCCATATCAGATGAGCCATTGGAAAATTGTACCGAAATAGTCGGCTTCTTCTTTGTTACAGGATTAGCACTAAATTTTAATCCTTTCTCTAAATTGTAATAGCCACGCCCATCAACCACTATATTACGGATTCCTGAAATATTCATCGTATTATAGGACTGTCCGTGCAAGTCCAATGGGGTATTTTGATTTATTGTGATTATCAAAGGATGTTCGTCATTAAATTGTGGAGTAGGGCTTTGTTTCGGATTACCTTTAATTACATTACAATTTAACCTCACACGGGAAATTACATTATCATCTTCCACGACAGGTTTTCTCAGAACTAATGTATAAGCATCGTACCCTTCGGGAACATTACCCATGTTTATTTCCGGATAATATTCCATATTCGGAATATCAAACACCATGTATAAGTCATGCGTTCCGGTTTCGTACATTTTTATATTCACATCAGCCGTGCCACTTTCTATCGTGCCTATTGGCTCCTGACTATCGGCGGGTAAAGCCGCCAGACGCGGAGTAATGGTTATCAGTTTATTGATACGTTTACTGATAGTCTTTTGGTTATCCACATCATGATATCGCGTTTCCACATCATAAATGCCTCTTGTCGGTATGCTATATCCGGAAAATATCAATTCATTATCTTCATTGGTATAATCAGAATCCATCCTTACAGAAATCACATCATCAGGATTATCAATACTGCCATTCTCTTTCAGGACATACACCTGCAAAATGCGATTGCGGGTTATGTCATAACCGTTATCACCGGAAATGATTAAGTCGAAGCTCTGATCTACACGACTTACTTCAGAAGATGCCCTAATTTCATGATAAGGCAATGTCTGATTTTGCATCGCATATAGATAGCGTACTAATGAAGCGGAAAACAATTCTTCCGCATTACGATAATTAACCGCCCGTACCTCTTGTCTTAAATCACCTGCACTATTCGCAGATATAATTACTGACGTATTTTGTGATATATTATCAACTATTTCAGAAGAAGAAGCATCAGGAACACTTCGTTTTGTGAAATACATCTTTTGAGCCCATTTTGTTACAGCCTCCAAAGTCACTGTTTCCCCAATGAGAGGAAACGCGTTTGTTATATTTGTAGCTAATTTAACCCGTCCAATTCCACCTATGAGCTTACCTGCATATTCTTGATCAGCCATATACTTCCTCCTTAATATTTAACGTATAATTATTATCCTCTATATACATTCCCGTTTCCTTGTTATACTTGCATTGTAAAGCTGCCGTTATTACATGCCCATAACGCATGAAAGAATGCCCGCTATCGGATGTAAACAGCGATTTTATAAAATTCCGTCTATTTTTTGAGGCTACCTTGATGATTATAGTATCATCCGTAGGAACGATATAAGCACGCCCATAATCAAAAGTAACCAAATCCGCCATATTAGTACCTTCATATCCGGTACTGTTATCTGTCGTTTCATCCCATTGTTCGCCAAACAGGTTGTAAGCCCCCGGAGAAACATTATCAACGAATGCACGTAAGTAATCTATATCAAACTCCGGTGAATATTCCTTTTTAGACAAACAGGTATTTTTCAACGAATCCAATATCTTATAATCAGAGCCACCGCCATCAACATTCAGAATGCTATCAGTATTACTCAATGCGGTTGAATCTGTCTCATAACCGCGGCTTTGATATTCTGCAAGCTTTCTTGTTTCAAAAGAAAAGTCTAAATATTCCCCGCCATTCACTTCCGTACTCACCGGCTTAAAGTTGCCGAAGCGTTGCGAAGTATCATTATTCCAGAATGAAGAAGCATAGATATTATTATAAGCCGTATATTCTTTCAGACCACCGCCATTGGTAAATCCTACATAAGCTTTACCCAGCTTATTTACAAAGATATTATTGCAGTTTACAAGTTTGTCAAATCTACCGGACAGGAACTCCTGTGATGATGAGTATTCACCATTAAAGTAGACTGTATTATTGCAGACATTAAGCTCTTTGATTTCGGAGCACCCGAATATTCTTCTTATATAGGCATACTGCCCGCCTGTTATATTGGAATGGAACAGGTTACTTATTATATTGAATTTCTGTACACTTTTAGATATAGAGAACGCTTGCCCGGAACAATTCTTAACCGTATTCCTCAACAAGTCCAGCTCACTCACTCCACCAATAGAACAAGCGTATTCAATCATACCCGCCCCATCAATAGTGTTATCAGCCAATTTCAGATAAGCGTTATCCCCGGAAACAGACAGTACACTCGCATGTCCCACACCAGCCGCATTTATATAATAATCTCCTTGCAGGTGCGACCTCGTTATCTCCGCACTCTCTATGCCATTTGCGAAAATAGCGACCGCGGCAGCCTTGTCAAAATTACATAAATCGATCAGCACATTGGTAGTCTTCTTGAACCGCAAGCAATACCAAGTAGGTGCTTTGTAACCGGAACTGTTTGCATAGTAACCGTTGAACTTACAGTTATACAAAGCAGCATTCTTAACCTTACTGTCATCATTTCCACGGAACATGATTGCTGATATTTCCTCTGGAGTATTCTGCCCGGAAAAATTGCAATAATTAAGCATCGAAATGCCTTTGATAAATACGTTATCCACATTCTCAAACAACAATCCACCCAACCACCTGCAATTGATTGTATATAGATCGTTGCCATTGATAGTCAAAGTATAGAGGCTGTCCTTATTCCAATCAGTTAAGGTGGATGTCCAGATTCCATAAATTGAGTTCCATTGTGACCCGCGTACCTCTGTAGCTTTCTTTACACAGGAAATCATAATATCCTTTGTGAGTTTATCCGGATAATCCTCTTTAATTGCGGCAATACATTCTCCAAGTCCCGAATAATAAACGGATGGTTTGTCACTGCGGATGAGGAAGTCCGTGTCGGTTTGCACCAACATTTCCTCCATCCACACATACATGGTATGGTCAGAAGCCAAATTTTCAAAAGTATATTCTGAGACTGCCTCTTGACTCACTTGGTCAACATTCAGCTTCTGCACTTGATACCCGTCTTTCGGAACAATCTTAATGGTCACACTTCCTGTTTTTGCGGCTGTAATATAATAGTTACTTTTATCTTCCGATTCCACGACGTTTATAATATCTCCTGTAGCGGAAATCGTACATTGTCCAACATTAGCCGGATTTATGGAAATTCGTATAGAAATAGTCTCTAAAACACCTCCCTTAGCTTTGATAACTTGATTATTGCCATCCCAATAAACCGTATCATTATCAATGTGCTTCCGTAATTTGTAGACAAATTCGTCTCCCCATTCTTCCCAACCTTCATCCGTGAAAGTTCGTTGATAAACGCCGTCAAGTTCATAGCGTTTCTGCGAAGTTACCGAATATCCATGACTACTAATTACAAGAATACCGTTAATCTCTCCTGTACCGTCCTGTAGAGAATAAGTATAATATCCCGGTTCGGTCAAATCATCAAATTCATTCAAAAGTATGCTGCCAAGCGGAACGAACGTACCCGCTCCACCAACTTGCCCTACAATGTCCACCAGCAATCCCCCAACACGTGAAGCCGTATTCCTGCCAATCCGCACTTCATCCCTGATCTCCTTTGCCCGTTTTAATAAATCATTCATCTTTCAATCCTTTATCTGTTATGCTATCGGACACGCCCCCAAATTCTCCACATACGCCTCGTCCGTCTTCACCGTCACCCCGTTTTCAACGCCTTCCACATACGTCTTAAACGCATCCAGTCGCACCTGATATTCCGCAACCGCCAACTTTGCCAGTTCTTCCGTTGTCACCGCCGCGTAATTTCCAAACGCATCCGTCACCTTATACATCCTCGGATATCCATTCACCATAACGCCCCCAATCTTTTTTGTTACGGTCAGTTCCGTTCCCCTTTGCATTCCTGTATTGATTATAGCCATATCTATATCAGTCTAAATTCATAAACATACTCATCATCCTCTGTTATTCCCAGACGAACGGAACTCTCCACAATCGCATTTCCCCCAGTGGCATCAACCGGAAATATCACTGCCTGATTCTCCTTTGTGCTTGTATAGTGTACAGTCCTTTCCGTTGTTTCGCTGCCAACCTTAAAATGAATAGGCAGAGGTTCCGACACCGGATACTGTGCCGTTACCTTCAAGTCGAAGCCATATCCCAGAACATCAGCCTCCACACTATTATCCCGCTTGCCTTTAAGTTCACACACAAACCCTGTCCACTCACTCTCCATACTCGCCAGCTCACATACAAACCCTGTCCATTGTGCCGTTATCATAATCCCTGCATTCTCGTAGCCGTACGATTTTCCCGCCAGCTTATACCTGTCTAAAAGTGCAAAAAGCCGCCTTTCCTTATCCACATCCACAAAAGTCGTTTTGATAATGAAATCTATCGGCTTTCCGTTCCCTTCCTCAATCCGCACATCCAATCCCAGTTCATCCCGTATAATCTTCTGCAACATGCACACCTGTGGAGTTCCCGCCACCTTTGTCCTCATCTTCTTTTGCCATGTCACAAATTCCTCATACAGCATCCTGATCGGCAGCGTTAGCACCATGCACACCGCAATCATCCCCGTCACCCGCAACTTTTCCGGTAATCGTTCAATTATCCACTTCCTCCAGTCCATCAGTCAATAGCATAAACAATATCACCTTCTTCCCGCACATACACAAACGCACCACTTTCCGCATCAATACGCCTCCGGTCTTCCAGCGTTCCCTTCCACGTCGTCCCGTCCAGCGTCACATCCTTCACCCCCTCAGCCTGTTGTATCACATCAATCAATTTTGATGCATACATCACACCTCCATACTCCAGTCCGTTCAGATATCCTTCAATAGCTTCCTCTACAGGGTTTCCCCCGCCATTCAGTCTTGCACCAGTGCTGTCCAGCACCAGCGCATCATAATACACATGCAGATGTACCCTTAGCTCATCTGGTGTCTCGCTCACAAAAAGATAATGAGTCCCGGCCGCTCCCACCTGCCTCATATAAGTTTCAAAAGACGTTCGTACATCCCCCGTCAGTGGTTGCTTTCCGGCATCACTGAAATACACTTTCAACTTTGTCACCCCCTCATCCGTCACCTGACGCACTGCCACATTCTTCACCACTTGTTTCGCCTCATCCGTCACGGCATATTCAAACTTATACGCTTTCTCATTATATTCCAGTGCATCACCCTTCTGGAATTCCAGTGCCTTCGCATAATACCATCTTTCACTTGTCACATATCCCTCATCAATAACCGCTTCCGTCTCACTTCTGAAAGCATCCCAAATTTGCTCCAGCATCCATGTCGCCGCTGCCCACACATCAATCAGTCTCGCCTCAATACTCACTTTCGAAAATTGCTCGTCAAAGCTCTTAGTCGTATCCAGTCCGTAAAGTTCCTGAAGCGTCACGTTGTCCACGAATGTCGCTTTCAATTGTGTCTTTATATCCAGTATATCCCGTGCCATACCTCTCAGTTAAAAGATAAATCAAATGTATCATCGAACACCCTTCCAACAAGTGCTGTCGCTGGTCTCACGTCTTGTGCTGCATAGTACTGCACTATCCCTTTGTTCATCACCTTTTCCGGTGCATACTCCAGCATCAGCCCCGGTTCCAGCACATCCGTCACTTCCAGTCCATTCTCTTCCGCCAGTATGATCGCGCCGTCAGCGTTTCCATATACCCGCAATGCAATGTCTGCCAGCGATTGCCCGGCCAATACCATATACTTCATCTTTCCCCCTTTTTCACCTTATACCTGAACCATATCCCTGCACCAGCCGCAACAATAATCCATGCCACCCAGCCGCTTGTATAAAAAAACACCTCACCGAACCGTTTCTTTTCCATCACCATCCGTGTTTTTTCCTTCTTCTCCACAGTGGCCGAATCAGTCCTTTCCCTCCAAAGTGTATCATGCCTTTCCACATTGATAAACACAAACCTGACCTGTCCCGGAATACTATCTTTATTCTCTATCGAATGAAATAGTTTTCCACCTCTCACCGATGCATCACTCTTTGCATACGAAGTCTCCAGATGGGAAACACTATCCGTTATATTACTGCTTTTCTCCATCAGTCCGCGCATCATCATCAGGCTGTCCTTGTACACTTCAGTCCTTCGCTCATAGCTCGATGCCAGTTCCTTCAGTTCACTCACCAGCTTTCTGTAATCCGTCAGCTCCGTACTCACTTTCCTTGTCCCGCATGCACAAAAACACATCATCAGGCAAATCATATACATAATCTTTCCCATACCTCTCATCTTTCTGGTTTCACAATCACCGGGCGCAGGAAATTCACAAACTCATCCTTCACCTCGAAACAGGGACATTCTTTCAACCATTCCCACCGTTCCACAATCCCATTTCCGTCTTTATCCGGTGAAGTATCCCTGTGTCCCAGCACATCCACTATCTCATATCGTTTGCAGATGTCCGCCACCAGCTCCCTCATAGCCTTTTTCTGTGCATTCGTCCGCGTATCCTTCGCCTTTCCGTTCCTATCCAGTCCGCCCTCGTAGCAAATCCCGATAGAGCAACGGTTATAGCTGACTTTCTCTCCCGGCACGAGGCAGTTATCATGCGCCCCGATTTCGTTCTCAGCCCGCATCTTTACCACCCGGCCATCCTTCCTGATGTAGTAGTGATAACCCCACTTACCGAATCCGCGAGCCACATGGCTCTCATTCACCTGATTTTCCGTAAACTCCCTGTCCTCCCGTGTCGCCGAACAATGTATCACAATATAAATAGGTTTATTCATTCCTCTTTTCCTCCTTATTATTAGCGTTTAAATACCGTTTAAATCGATAAGTATAATCCACTCCGAACAATGCCCCCGCAAATGTTGAAATCTCGCCGTAGGCTACCAGAACAGAATTGTGGATTTCTCCCGTTGGAGCCACCCAGAACCCGCAGAACACAAGCACCAACCCCGACAGCGTCAGGAACACTGCAACCCCCAATTGTATATTCATTCTCTTTCTCATTTTATACCTCCCTTCTCTCACTTCGTATCAATCACCAGTTCCCCCGTGTCAGAGACCTGCACATCCGCATTATACCCGTCCAGTTCCAATTGTGTTTGTACATCCGCCCGCATCTCCGCAGCCCTTCCCACACTCTTCAGATATCGTTCCCCCACACCCAGCACCGGATAATCCTTGAAATCCCCTTTATTCGACGCCACAATCAGCGCCACATGGTCATAGTCACTCTCATCCACCACCAGCCCCTGCGTGATAAGTCCGTCAGCGTCCTTCATCACCTTCACCTTCAGCTCCCCCCGCTCGTCCAGCACAATTCCCCGTCTTCCCATAACCCTTCATCTTTAGTGTTTCACCTTTTTGTTCTCATAATCCCCTCTATCCAGCTTCTTTGCCTTCGATGCGATTACCGCCGCCGTCCCGCTTTGAGCCGATGCCGACCCGGTCGTACTCACCTGATGCGTATGCCCGTTAAAAGCCTCCACCAGATCATTCACCTTATCCGTCAGTTTCCCAATATCAATCATCCCTCCAAGTTCCCCGCCGTTCATTACAATTCCCGCAGAAGACAGACTCATAGTCACATTGCCCGTCTTTATCTCAACCCTTTCAATTTTCGACGTAGCCAATACCATTCCTTCGGCCATCCCCATTTGGAGTACCATCACATAACTACCCGTGGCAGGTATTATCCTGAAAACATCCTTTACCCTTTCATCAATCACAGCATTCAGCCTCACCTCATGCATTTCCGGTTTCCCTTCCCGTTCCACCGTGCATGTTCCTTCCTGTTCATTCACATCCTTTACGGTTCCCACGTCCACCCGACAACCCATCCCACCGCCTGCAGCCCGTCTTGCCAGTGTTTCAATCAATTCCTCAAAAGCCTGTTCCGCATTCATTCTACCTTATACCCCAGTTTATTTATTCTTTCAAAAAAAGCATTCCCATACCTCACTGTTACGCTTTCCACCAGATACTTTCCGTTCCTTTCCGGTTCCCGTGCCGATATCAGTTTCAGCGTATCCCCTGCATTTGTCCTCGGCAGGCCGAAGCCCGTCACTGTCCCGTCGAACCCGTCAAAAGACACCCTTTTATATTCCGCCAATGCCAGTTCCCTCAGCTCTTTCGCTGTTTTATTCGCATAGCTCAGCGTCTTCACCGTCGCAAACTGTTCCTTGCTTCCCACCGTTTCCGTCGTCTTTTTCCCGTCCCGACTATAGCTCACAGCCTTTATCCTTATGTGTTTGTCTTCCTTGCGTTTGTATTTCAGATTACCTTTTTTCACGTTCTTTTCAAAGTCATACACATGCACCTGTTTTGCCACCGCCATCTCAAACTTGAACTTACACACCAGCTTCCTTCCTCGTATCGCCGAATAGAAACCATACTGTTCCTTCAGCACCCTCAACACCGCCAGCGTACTCTGGTTATCAATCTGAAACTTCCCTAACTTCGCCTCATGGCATTCTATCTCATACCCCGGTGCAATGTATTCCAGCACCTCTCTCAGTGTCACCTCCTTCCAACTCTTCACAAAAGAATTCTGCCTCATAAAGAACGTCTCGTCATCCAGATACAACTTCATCGGAAACCCGCTCTCGATCTCCCGTATATACCCCTCAAATTCCACAGCCAGCTCCCCGTTATATCCCAGTTCCAGCTTTACCCGGTCTCCCACGGAAATAAACTCTTTCAGTTCCCCCTGTTCGCTCCCATATCGCCGTGGTATCACTACCGTAGCCTTATCCCCGAACGTCTCCACCGTCTTGCTTATCTCCGCGCTTGAAATCCGGTCAAGTACCGCCTTCCTGCCGCCCAATTGCTGTTCAATAGTCAGCCGCGAACACAAATTCAAATACAACATAACCTATTGAATTAAAGAAAATACAGCAGGCTTGATACTCTTTGCTACCAGCGAATACTTCACCGTATCCGGGAAACCTTCGACAGGTTCAAAACTCTGTTCCCGGAAATAGATAGACCTTATCCCCAAGTCCAGCAGTAGCGGACACGCCACGTCTATCACATCGTTTATCTCAAAGAACTCCGCCAGCAGCTTCACCTTTTCCCCCGGATATCCGTGTTCATCCATATCCACCACCAGCCCGTCCAATTCTATCTCCCACGAATTCACCCCGAAGTTTTCCACCACTTCCGCCTCATTGCCTCCGTCTATCACCGTTACCGTGATATTCTTCGTCCTCCTGAATCTCATAAGAGGAGGCGGAGCAAACACGCCTGTACTGTTTTCCTTTAGACTGCCGAACGAAAAATTCATTTCCTTCCCCTCATGCTTCATCACCATTTCCGCCCAAGTCCAGTCTGTAGGAGCATATACGGCCGCATCATACTTCGCCTCATTACCGTTTCTACCTTTCCATTTCGCCTCATTGAAGGCTATGCCCGCTTTAAAGATGCCCGCATTGGCCAGCCCTTCCGCTTCCCCCGCCAGCGTACCCGAAACGAATCCCCAGGCACTCTGATACCTCGCTATCAAATCAACAATATATCTCATGTCCGTCTATTCGTTCAGTTTCACACCCAGCATTCCATTTCTCGCCAGCCATTCCATTTGCCTTACCTTTTCCGCCCAAACCTCATCCGGCAAGTCTTCCGGGAAAGGAATATGAAACCACAGGCTCAACATCGCATTATACTTCCTCACATAGTCTGTGTTTGCCGTATCCAGCAGGGGCGGGCACCCGTCTACAGCATCTTTACTTCGGGCTTCTGAAAAGGGAGAAGTTCAGTAACAGCAAAGAATGCCTGATAGAACAGGTTGTCATCCTCCATCACAGCGTCCACATCCGTCAGCACACAGTTACGCACATAAATTTCTTTCGCCTTTCCCGGATTCGTATTCTCCCATTTTTCAGCCTCACTGATAATCTTCCGGTCAGGACTCTTCACCAGCACTTCCAGCGCTACGCTTTTTTCATCCTCTGCTTTCAGTGCCACCTTTGCCAGCTTGCAACCCGGATTCTCCGCTCTCTTTTTCTCGATCAACTCCTTTGTAATTTCCAT